TCGCCTTCATTAAGTGTTAAAATATTGTCAGCAATAGTAGTAACAGTTGATTCAACTGTTGTAGTAGTGCCTTTAACTTCTAAGTCTCCAGTTACAACTACAGTTCCTCTTGGTGTAGCTGATCCACTAGTTGTATCTAAAATAATTTTTCCAGATACACCATTGTCAACTATAACCCTATAGTCACCGTCTGTAATTCTTAAAACCTTTGACATTTGTTATTTCCCTGTTAACATTAATACATTTGTTGTTGAGTCGTGTTCAAGATCCCAACTGTATTGACTGTTATTAAAATCTATCATCAAGTTATTAATAATTGAAGCAATATAAACAAATGTTGAACTATGTAATACAATACCCATTAATGACATTTCATTGTCATCTAATTCGTTTGTATTTTTATTAACTAATTCACACACTCCTTCATTTCCCTCGTTATCAGTAACTTTAAATGTTGTATTGCTAAGTTGCTCTAAAACACTACCATTCGGCACTGCTTTAGAGCTTCCTAGTTTTACAGAAACTACCAAATCTTTTAGAAGATTATAAAAATTCCAAAAAACATTTACTGGTCGTTCCATTATTTTATTCCTTATGCGTCTTCTGTGAAGTCGTCGTCATCAGTTCCAACTAATGTGTTGTCGTCACCAGCTTCTTCAACTTGTGCCGCACCATCTGTAGTACTAGTTGCAAAGTTCCATGGAACACTTTTGCCATCATACAAGTTTGTACCTGTAGCAGTCGGTGCTGACAAAGTAACTTTACGTCCAGCAATTTTACTTACTGTGTATGTTTCTGCATCGTCCATTTTGAATGAAATAGCCATTTCACCTGCCGCTAATGTCGCTGGTAATTTACCAGTTGTTAGCGTACAAGTAAATTCGCCTGCTGTGCCAATTTCTTCACAAACAAATTTCTTTGAACCTTTTTGTTTTACGATATAACCTTCTTTAACTGCTGTGCCGTTATGAAAGTTTACTTTGATTTCGTTGCCGCCTGCTGTAGGTGTTCCGAATAATCTTTTATTAAGTGGTCTTCCCATTTTTTTCTCCTATTATAGTAGTCCTATGCCCGTTCTATGAGCTACGCTGTGGGTACAGCATAAGTCCGCCTTGCGGCACACTATCTGACACAAGTATTTATCATCAATACAGTATAAAGGATTTTAAGTCAAAAAAAAAGGCCTACCGCATTAGTGGGTAGCGCCTTTTTAAAATATAAGCAAAATAGGTAGGACTTGGGTACACCTACAAGTACGGACCGAAATACCATTTCTAAACCGTACAACCTATCCCCGCGGGTTAATGCGATGTGACTCAGCGTATTTCTACTACCAAGCCTGGGTACCACCCCTGGACAGTCAAGTTAGACCCTTCTGGTAAAGGCCTCTTCCTTGCACTATAAACAAAAAGTAATTAATTTTTTGTTGCTTATGTACTTAATATAACAGACTTTATATATAAAGTCAACCTTTTTTTTACCAAAATATTAAATTTTTTGTAATCTAGGATCTGTACTAAGTATGTTCTTTTCAGCTCTTGGTCTAGATAAACGATTTTCAGCCATTTTGCGTACTATTGCTTTATGTGCTAGTTCCGTTTTTCTCTTTTTGCGAGCTATTTCGAAGTCTTTATGATTCATGACACTCTCCTCGTTAAAGTTAAGTGCGTTCCTTCGCTAATGCTACTTCCGGGCTAATTGCCTGAACGTTGTATTATTATTTAGTATCTAGTACTTGAATAAATTCGTTTTCTCTGTCCAAATATTTAAAGTCAATCTTTACTGGATCAAACTTATCTAACGCATCAAATACTATTCGTGTGTCTAACTCTCCACAAGTATAGACGTCTAATTGTATTAGTTTTGGAGATTGTTCGTCCCATATGTGTATTGCTACATGTGATGTTTCAATGATGGTAACGCAAGTAAATCCTTTGTTACCTTTCATATCACAATACTTAACATAAGGTCCCATCATAATCTTCATACCAATGTCTCTAATTAAATTAGAGGCCCAATCAGTAATAGTTTGTTCGCATATTGGAGGATTACTTACTTCTGCTCGTACTATTAAATGTTTATGTTTCATAACTTATAGTTTATATTAAGTTATACCTTATTTGAAACAAAATGTCAACCAGAAAATTTAGTCAAAAAAATAGGCGCCGTAGCGCCTATTTTGTATTTTGTAACTTAAGACTTAGCTAAAGCTAACGTTAGCAATGCTAACACGAGCTAGGTAGTCTGCTGCGTTACCTAATGAACTTGCAGTGTTGTTTAGCTCAACATATCCGTATCTAGTCATGAATGACACAACTGGTTCGAATGATGTTGGATCTAATACAACGCCACTTGACATTAGTGGGATATATGGGCAATAGAACGCTGCTGCGTCTGATTCGCTTGATCCCTTGTAACCTACAAGTACGTCTTGTGCATCAGCAGCATATGTGTTTACATATACTTTCATTGCATTGTTTAAAGTACCAACCATTTTAGTATTAGTTGGAGCTTCAAATGTGCCTTCAGTTGTTCTTGCGAACGCTGAAGTTGTTGCTGATTGAAGTACTGTTAATGCATACGGACTTACAACTGCCCAGTTACCTGCGCCTCTACGTGTACGTTGTGCAATTTTGTTACTTGCGCGGTTGATCATAACAGCTAATGCTGCATGCTCGTCACCTACGAAAGTAGCTGTTCCTGATACACCAGCTTGATCATACTGAGTATCTGCTTCAGCTGTTCCTGCTAATGTGTATAGTGAACCAAGTACTTCTTGGTCAATCTCAGCTGTAATTTCTTGAGCTAAAGCAGCCATAATTTCTGCTTCAACATCAATACCATGCTGTGATTGTGCGTCTTGTGCAGACTCAAAAGTCCAACGTGCTGATAGCTTACGTGATTTAGCTTCAACAGTCTGTTTTAAGATCTGAATAGACATTTTGTTACCAGCTTCACCTTCTAGTGCTGCTGTGTTTGCCGCTGTTCCTGCTGTCGCACCTGAGTACGCTTCAGCAATTTTGAACGGTGATAGTGCTTCTTCACCAGCTACAGTACCGCTTGCGCCTGTACCAACTGTATCCGAATAACGAACACGTAGTGTGTGAATTTGCCCTACTGGGCCAGTCATAGGCTGAACACCAACGATTTCATTAGCAATGACTGTTGGCATTACACGTCTGATGACGGGTAAAATAACTCTGTTAAGAGTTGCGACGTTACCGGCGGATGTTGCACCTGCGCCTGCAGTTTCTGACAAATACTTGCGTGTATTTTCCAGTGTAGCTGACATTACAGATTTCTTTGTGCCTGCTAGGCCTTCAAGAAGTGCGCTCTTCGTATCCAGCCAGCGACTTTCTAATAGTTCTGACATAGTTTTCTCCTTAATTTAAACCAGCTAAACGTCTAATGTCAACGACATTATCGTCTTGCTTTGAACTAACGTTAGTTTGTTTTCTATTGCCTGTGATTTCTGTGCCTTCTGTAATTACTGCCTTCTGCTTCGCTGGAGATTTACCATCAATTACTGACGGTAGGTACTTGTCAAATGCAGATTGTAGTCTGTTTGTTTGTACTGATTCCAGTAAATCTGTCATGATTTCTTGTTCTGCTCTGTTTAGTGGGCTTAACAATCCATCAATAGTTTCTTTGCGCTCAGCGATTTGTGCCATACGCTTAACTTCGTTCGCCTTAGACTCAGCTAAAACTTTTGCTTTTGTTGCAAATGCTTTTGCTTCAGCTAGTTGTTTGTCTTTAACTGCAACTACATTCATAAGTTTTGCAACTTCTGAATTTTCATTCAGATGACTTGTTGCGTACTCAGATGCAAATGCTTCAAACATTTTGCGACCGAAATCGTTCTTACGTGCTTCTTCAATATCTTCTTTTAATGCGCTAATCTCACCCTTAAGAGTGTTTTCAACGATTGTAGATACTTTATCGGCACTTTTCGCAATGAAGTTAGTCTTAACTTCAGCAAATTTATTTTTAGCTTCTTTTATAAGTTTGACCTTAGTTTCAGCTAAATCTTTTTTGTCTTCGTGGAACTCTGCAATTTCTTTAGCAAGTGCATCGACAATAAAGTTCTCAAGCATGCTGAACTTATCAGACATTGCTTTTTGATCTTCATGTAACTCAGAAACTTCTGTCTTTAGTGATTCTAAAACAAATTTTTGCATTAATTTTGCGTCTTCACGCATTTTAACAGCATATTTTGCTTTAGCTTCAGCTAGTTGTTTGCGGTCTTCTGCAAACTCAGCAATTTCTTCAGCTAAACGCTCTGAGATCATAGCATCGATAGCCTCAACCATAGTTGATTTATCATGCTCATATTTCTTAGCAAATTCTTCGCGAAGTTCAGCAGTTGCTTGCTGACGATTCTCTTTGATTTTGCTTTCCCAAGCGCCTTCGATTTCAGCACGTACTTCTTCGGAAACTACATCGTTTTCAAAAAGTGTTTTAAGTGCGTCCAACATATTATGTTCTCCTTTTATTGGAGTCTACTGATTATATTAATCAGAGATTCTTTTAAGTATTTTTGTGCCTTTGTGTCGTGTTTAGTTGCCTGTGCAAGTTCGTATGCCTTCATTCCTCCACGTGCATTCATTAAATGTTCGTAAATTGGTGTCGGATACGCACCAGGGGCGCTAGGCTGAGCCACAACGTCCACAGTGATTATTTCGAAATCAGAAACTTCGTTGCCGCCGTCTTCTGATACATTGCCGCTACCACGCGATGAAACACCTAGTTTAACACCATTTTGTATCATAGTGCTAACTAACTGCCCCATCGGAGTTGGTAGAATTTTTAATTTACCATAACCGTTTGCGCCATCCATCCAACATTCTTGGATCATATGACTCACGCGGTCTAAGTTGATGTTAAGTCCTTCTGGATGATCAACTTCTCCGAGAACTGAATATCCTCCCTGGATTTGATCATTGAGAGTTTTGACAGCCCTACCAATTTCGTTTACAGGATATACACGTTGGTTTGCATTACGCACTCCACCTTGTATACAAATACCTTTCATATAAAGATCTTTGCCCCCATTGGCGTTATCGGTAGACTCAACGACTATATTAGCCTGGTCGAATGTCAGATGCTCTCGTAAGTTTATCATTTAAAGTTCCTTAACCTTAAGAACCGATAGTTGATTTACTATCTGCTCCGCTTTCGCCTGCGCCTTTTTTCTCTGCGCCGTGGCCTTTTGGCTGTGCTTTCATGCTTTTTGATGCTTTGCCGCCTGGAACGTTAACATTACCAGCTGTTTCATCTTTTGGAGATGTTCCTGCTAGTCCGCCTTCTGTTCCGCCGTTTCCGCCGTCTGCATTCTGCGCCAAGTTTGAAGCAGTTCCGCCCATGTCATTTGCACTAGCTACAGTTGACTTAGTGTTTGCACCGTTGTCGCCCATTTTAGCTGTTACTTTTTCAACATATTCACGCATTGTTTCTGCTTCTGATTTAGATGATTCATCAGTTTCTTCGTCTGCTGCTTCATCTACTTCTTCATCTGATGCTTCGTCGACTTCTTCGTCAGTTGCTTCAAACGCTACTGATTCTTCTTCAGCTTCGTCGTCACCGTCAGCGTCCATATCCATGTCGCCTTCGTCACCAGCATCTTCGTCTTCGTCACCCATCATTTTTTCAAATTCTGCTTTAAGATCATCTAAAGCAACTTCTAGATCGTCAACACGATCTTCTACGTCACCTTCGCCACCTTCAGCATCCATATCCATATCCATGTCGCCGCCTTCTGCGTCACCGTCCATGTCCATGCCCATTTTGTCCATCATGTCATCAGCTGGATCGCCACCTTCAACTTCAAACTCATCTAAGTTAAAGTCTTCGTTAGTAGCTTCTTCTTTGTCATCATCTGATGCTTCATCTACTTCTTCGTCTGATGCTTCATCTACTTCTTCGTCTGATGCTTCATCTACTTCTTCATCTGTAGTTTCATCAACTTCTAGATCTGACTCTAATAGTCCTTCGTAGATATCTCTTGATTTTTCAACCACAATCTCGTGGAATAATTCTTCTGCTCCAGCTTTGTCTTCGTTGACTAGCTTTTCGAGCATTTCTTCAAATTTATTACTCGCCATTATTTTCTCCTATAAATTGTTGTACCTATGGTAAGGCTGTCCTTTGTATTTAACGTATATAGAGAAAAGTGTGTAGAAATAGGCTCAAAACGAGCCGTTTTTAAAAAATCAGGCTAAAACAAACCGATTTTTGAACTCTTGAACAGTAATTGTGTTGTAGTTTTCAAGTTTATTTAGTTCCTCTGGACAATAATTATCTGGTGCTATTACCCTTACAAACTCAGTTTTTTCATGTTCTTTTACTACACTAGTTGTTTGTCGTAACCAATTTCCAAAGAATGTAGCACTATCTTGTGACTTTTTGTAGTTAGGAGTATCAGCATATAAGTTATTAAACTTCATACCGTCTTTTAATCCTTTGTAGTCAAAGCCTAGTATATAAATTGTTTTATGTCGATGTTGTGCTGATAACCATAATGCTGTTGGTCCACTTGACCAACCTTTTCCTGGTTGAAAATAATTAAAATGTTGAAGACCTTCGTAGGACTTATTATAATTTGTCCATACTTGATTTTTATGTTGATACATTGATTTATTAATTTCTAAAATCATTTTAACATCAACCGCAACTAAGTAATCTGGTCTAAATGTTCGATACAAAGCATTACATCCATATACCGGACCGTACTTTTTTAGCTCTTCGGGCTCTATGCTTTTTCTACTTAAACCGTTACCTAAAACAAATGCTGTATTTTGATTGTGAGCAAATCTACTTTCGTCTACTATTTCTTGATGTGCAAAGTTTATTGGTTTAGCACGTTTAGCAAACTGTTCTTTTTTGTCGTCAGACATTTTTTCTAAACGTCTAATCTCCATTAAACGTGTTGCTTCTTCTTTTGAATATTTGGTCTTATCTAATTTTGCCATTAAACACCGGCAGCGGCTGCTTGCGCTGCTATCCCATACATCTGTCTAACAAAATCTAATTCGTCAGCTTTCTCATTTGTATGTAGCTCGCTTGCTTTCCTTGCACGGTTAATTTGGCGTAGGGTGAGTCTTGTCTTTCTTGTATCGTCAAAATTGACAATTGAATCATCATATTCGGGCTCATAGCGATTGTCGTCTACAGGCTCAATTGTTTCTTTATCAAAATAAAATAATTCTCTTAATATCATAATACTATTTATATCGTTTGGTCAGTTGCCGGTGCACCCGGTGCTGCTGTGTCGCCGCCTGTTGCTGTTTCAGGTGGAGTTGCTTCTGCGCCAATTTCTGCTGTTTCGTCATCTGGTGCAATATCCTCTGCTCCACTAATGTCAGCACTAATGCCTGCTGAACTAATTCCTGCTCCACGCATTTCTGCACTTGCATCTGCTGCTGGTTGATTTAATGTTTCGTCATTTTCTTCACGCCACATACGTTCATTCTCTGCAATCTCTTCAGCACTCATGCCCAAGAATCGTTTCATTGCAAAACGATTTGAAATATAAGGTATAGCACTCATTTGTGTATATGTTGGAACACGAGCATTATCAAGTTCTGATTGTCTATATGCTGCAAAGTTTTGCGGTGGTTCAAATTCTAAGTCAAACATTGCTGTGTCAATGTTTACACCTTTTTCTAATAGATATCTTTTAAATTCTTGATTAAAGTCTTCTATAATAAGACCTTGTAAACGTTCACAGTATGTGTTGAAACGCAATTCTTGAAT